CGGCGGCGAGGCGGTCAAGGCACAGGCAAACAAGAACGTCACGCCGAGCTTTGCCGAGCAGGTCGTCACGCCAGACCCCGATTTTGACTATCTGTCGCAGGTGACAGTCGCTGCAATCCCCGTAACCTACACCGACAACGCCGCAGGAGGGCAGACGCTCCAGATCGGAGGCTGAGATGGCAGTCAACAAAGTCGCCCTTAACGGCGAAGTCAAGCTCGACCTGACCGCCGACACCGTCACGCCGGAGACACTTCTCAAGGGGAAGACGGCGCACAACGCGGCGGGCGAGCTGATTACAGGAGTGTATGAGCCTATGAACATCAAACAGTACACCGGCACGCTGCTTGCCTCGGGCTGGTCTGAGGACTCGCACGGCTACCAGGCGCAGACGATCGTGATCACGGGACTGAAAGCGTCCTACGACGTAGATCCGCAATGGGACGTTGCGCTCTCCGGCACGGACCCGGACGCGGACGCTGCACTTTTGGAGGGCTTTGCTTTGATTCACAACTACGTGACCGGAGCGAACAGCTTGACTGCACAGTGCATCGGCAAAGCGCCGACGATAAACATTCCGGTGAAGGTGGTGGTGTTCGGATGAGCGGAAGAAGTCCAAGATGGTTTACTGGAATTAAGCCTTCATATGAGGCAAATTTTTCGGATAATACCTGGGAACAGATCATTGCTATCTGCCAGAAAAAGATCGTCCCCTCAACGTGGAAGATTGGAGATCAGAAGGCGATGATGATTGGCTCCACGGATTATCTGGTGGACATTATCGGCATCAATCACGACGACTATTCCGACGGCTTCGGCAAAGCCCCGTTTACCTTCCAGCTGCACGACTGCTACGGCGAACTGAAGAACATGAACAGCTCCAGAACAAACAACGGCGGCTGGACGAGCTGTGCCATGCGGCAAACGCACCTGCCTGCCATTCTCTCCAAGATGCCGACAGAGGTGAGGAATAACATCCGCGAGGTGAACAAGCTTACTTCAGCGGGCAACCGGAGTGCTACCATCAACACCACGGCGGACAAACTGTTTCTGCTGAGCGAGATCGAGATTTTCGGAAGCATTACACAATCCTATAGCGGCGAGGGCACGCAGTACGACTACTACAAGGCGGGAAACAGCCGGGCGAAGGACGGTGCGGACTCCTGGTGGGAGCGCGGTCCGAATGGCGACAGCCCCACGCATTTCTGCTTTGTCCTCCGTGGCAACGCCAGCAGCTCCAACGCGAACTATGCAACTGGTGTGGCTTTCGGCTTCTGCTTCTAGGGGGATTGTGCATTATGGGAATGTTTTTAAGGCGTGGACCTGCGCCGCACAGAACGAGAATGTCTGATCTGGAAATTGGGCGCAGTATCAAACTGAACCTGAACGGCACTCCGTGGGACTGGCTGGTGGTGCATCAGGGGCTGCCATCAAGCATCTACGACGCAAGCTGCGATGGGACATGGCTATTGATGGAGGATATCTATGAGCAACGCTCATGGGACAGCGCCAATACGAACAAACTGGAAAGCAGCACCATTCACAGCTATCTAAACGGTGATTTCCAGAACCTGTTCGACAGCAACATCAAGGATGCCATCAAGCAGGTAAAAATTCCGTACCGTAAGAACGGCGGTTCTGGTGGCACTACGCAGCAGGGAGCCAACGGTTTGTCCGTGAAGATCTTCCTGCTATCTGGCTACGAGGTTGGCTTCACGACAAGTGACAGCCTCTACTTCCCGGTAGATGGCGCGAAGCTGGACTACTTCACCGCAAGCTCTGGAGGCAACGTCAAGCGCATCGCAAACTTCAATGGCTCGCCCTATGGCTGGTGGCTCCGCTCCCCGTACGACGGTAACGCACTCAGCGTGTGGTACGTCGACTCCTCCGGAAGCCGAAATCGACTCTCCTCATATACTTCATACGGTGTGCGACCCGCAATCATTCTCCCCAGTGACATGCTAGTCACCAATGACATGCTCGCAGCATAAGGAGGCACTATGTACATCACACATAACAATCACACCTACGCGAACGTCCGGGTATACAGCACCTCCGGCTCGGTCCGGTTTACGGGCGATTCTCTTTCGGGGGTGGCAGCGCTGACCGGTCCCGTCGGGGTCTTCGCGGATAACGGCTTCGAGCTGCGGACGTTCGTACCGATCGATTATCTCCGGCAGGACATCAAAGACGGCAGCTGGCTTCTTACGAATATCCCGCTGCCGGAGCCGCAGCCGGTCGTGGTGACACCGGTTGAATACGACTTGACCGTTTCCACGGCAAATGCGGTCAGACTTCTCATGGCGGGCAAGCAGCCCACAACGGCGGATGAAATCATTATGTGTTCGGCGCTCTACGACGAGTGGCAGGAGGGAAAACATGTTGCCGGGGACGTATTCTGCGTGGGCGGTGAACCGTGGGAATGTTTCCAGAACTACGACAATGCGGTTTACCCGGATATCAAGCCCGGAAATTCTGCATGGTATACGTTTAACAGACCCTACCACGGCACGTCACGCGAGACGGCGCGGAATTTCGTACATCCAACGGGCGCACACGACGTGTACAAGGCAGGTGAATGGGCAGTGCAGGACGGAAAGTTCACCAAAGCGAACCAGGACACAGCATATAGTCTCGCAGAATACCCGCAGGCGTGGGACGTGGAAGAATAACAGCCGCCCGAGGGCGAGAAAGGAGAACACATGGACGACGGAATTCAGGCGCAGATCGCTTCGCTGGACGCGCGGTGCAAATCCAACACGCACAGGATTAACGATCTGGAGACGGACAACAAGGCGCTTCACCAGCTGGCTACCTCTGTGGAGGTGCTGGCGACGAAGCAGGAGACGATAGAGTCGAACGTGAACGAGATCAAGACCGACGTGAAAACCCTCAAGGCGCTCCCCGGCAGCCGCTGGGAGGGCTTAATCAAAGCCGCGGTCACGGCGATTGTTTCGGGCTTAGTCGGCTACGCGCTGGCTCTGGCAGGGCTTGGAGGCTAGTATGGCGGACGGGCAGAAAAAGCCGCAGCGGAAGACAAAGGGGCGCATGGCGCGGGAGCTGGTCTACTACTGCATTTACGCCCTGACGCTTACGCTCGCGTGGGCGGTCATCATCAAAACGCTTGCCATCTTCACAGACCATCCCGCCGACCTGTCAGACGTCCTGATCTTCGCGGCAGCGGCGTTTGGCGGGGAGCTGCTGCTCCTGCTGTGCAAGAGAGTATTTGCGAAACCAAATGAACCGGTAGAATGAAAGGAGTACATATGGAAAACATCAAAAAGCGGCTGGGCAACCTGCTCAGCGTCAAAAGCCTGGTCACGATGATTCTGACCTGCGTGTTCGCCTACATGGCAGTCGTGGGCAAAATCTCGCAGGACTTTATGACCATTTATGCGGTCATCATTGCGTTTTATTTCGGGACCCAGTCCCAGAAGACGCAGGATGTGCTTGACAGTGCGGGTGCGCCCCAGGAGGGCGAACAGAAATGATGAAAGCATCCGAGCTTGTGCGCAGGCACATTGACGTTGCGAAGAATTACAAGACAGTCTACATGTGGGGCTGCTTCGGCTCCCCCGTGAGCGAAACGATCATTGACGAGAAATCCGCACAGTACCCGGACTGGTACACCGGCGGCAGAGTCACATATCTGCGCAGTCTGATTGGGAAAGTTGTCTACGGCTTTGACTGCGTAAACCTGACAAAGGGCATTCTCTGGGGCTGGAACGGCAACAAAAACGCCTACTACGGCGGTGCAAGATACGCCTCGAACAGCGTTCCGGATGTCTCCGCCGACGGCATGATCGCCAAGTGCTACGCCGTGTCCGGCATCGGCTGGGACAAGCTGATTCCCGGAGAAGGTCTCTGGATGCCCGGCCACTGGGGCATGTACATCGGCGACGGTCTGGCGGTCGAATGCACCCCGATCTGGGACAACGGCGCACAGATCACCGCTGTGCAGAACATCGGCACGAAAGCAGGCTACCACGCCCGCAATTGGCAGAAGCACGGAAAGCTCCCGTGGGTGGAATACGATACCATAAAGATCGATGAAGCCGTTGAGGAGGCAAAGAAGACCATCCGGCAGAAAGCCGGATTGACCGACGGCACGATTGATTATCTCGCCGCCTACAAGTACGGCGACGATCTTCTCAAAAAGCTCGCAAAAGCGATGAAGTAGGGGGGCGGGGCTATGGCTCCACAAGCCAGATGCAAACTACCGCCGGAGCTTGGCGGACTGATGCGCCGGGATATGGAGACGGTTATTTACCAATCGAATCTCGGCCGCGAAGACGCAAAGATCGCGCAGCTCTACTTTGTGGATAAGCTCCCACAGGTTGACGTTGCGACAGAGCTGTATCTTGGCCGCGCAACAGTGCAGAGACGGATTCCGGGAATTATGGCACGGCTGAAAGACACGTCGAGCAAATTATACAGCTAAGTGATGCACAACTGAGGCACACGAAAATACGAAAAAGCCCATACTGGACACATCAAAGGAGTGTTCGGTATGGGCTTTTCTTATTTCAATCCAAACCCGGAAGGGAAACAGGTCGGAGACTGTACCGTCCGGGCAATTTCAAAGGCGACGGGCAAGAGCTGGGATGAAACATACGTCGGGCTTTGCCTACAGGGGCTGAAAATGGGCGACATGCCGTCGGCAAACAGTGTCTGGGGTGCGTACCTTCGGCAGCATGGGTTTACAAGGAACGTCGTGCCGAACACATGCCCGGACTGCTATACGGTCGAGGATTTCTGCGCAGACCATCCACGCGGTATATATGTACTCGCACTATCTACGCACGTTGTCTGCGCGGAAGATGGAACGTATTTCGATACGTGGAACAGTGGGAACGAAATCCCACTGTTCTACTGGGAAAAGGAGGATAAATAATGTTCGGACAACAGCCTTATGTGTATCAGCAGCCGATTTACAATCAACCGCCCATGATGCAGGAACCAATGATGCGTCCACAGTATCAGCCTGCGCCGTCGATGCAGTATCCGACTCCGCAACCTCAGCCACAGCAGCCGAGCTGTGGACAGTCTATCATCTGGGTCCCGAACGAGAAGGCGGCAAACGAATTTATCGTTGCGCCCAACAACGCCGTCACGCTCTGGGATATGAATGCGCCGGTTGTGTATGTGAAGAAAGCAGACGCAAGCGGTAAACCAGCAATGACAACGTATGACCTCGTAGAGCGCTCTACAGCCCCCGTGAGCCCCACAGCGCCACAAACAGTGCCTACGGTGGAATACGTGACCCGCAAGGACTTTGACGAACTGGCGGCAAAGGTGGCGTCTCTGAGCGTCAAGCCCGTTAGAAAGGTGAAGGAGGCAGAAAATGAATCCACTGTTTAATGCACTCGGCGGCGGGCAAATGCCCGGGGCTATGGGGCAGTTTCAAAATATGGTGCGGCAGTTTCAGCAGTTCAAGCAGAGCTTTCAGGGCGACCCGAGGGCGGAGGTTGAGAAGCTGGTACAGTCTGGGAAAATCTCGCAGCAGCAGTTGAACCAGCTACAACAGGCGGCAAGCCAGTTTCAACAGCTTCTTGGATAATTAAGATTTCAATTCGTGCGCACGATTGAGATAAATTTCAAAATCTACGAAAGGAGAAATGATTATGAGTCTTTCTGATGGCGGCATTCAGCCGACCATGAACGTATCCCCTTCCGGCAGCTCCGGCGGCTGGGGCGGATTCGGAGGCGATGGCGGGTGGTGGTTCATTATCCTGTTCCTCGCCCTGTTCTGTGGCTGGGGCGGTAATGGCTTCGGCAATAACCGCGGCAATTCCGGCGGAGTAGTTGACGGCTATGTTCTGGCTTCCGACTTCGCAAACATCGAACGCAAGATGGACCTCATCAACGGCGGGCTGTGCGATGGCTTCTATGCCGTGAACAACTCCCTACTTACGGGGTTCGGTAATGCGGAGCTTTCCCGCTGCAACCAGCAGGCAGCCTTGATGCAGCAGCTCAACAACATGGCGATGCAGGCGCAGGAGTGCTGCTGCGAAAACCGCGCAGCCGTTGCGCAGGTGCGGTATGACATGGCTTCGCAGGCTTGCGACACCAGAAACACCGTGCAGAACAGCACTCGCGACATCATCGACGCGATGAACTGCGGCTTCCGCAGCATCGATCAGCGCCTGACTGCGCAGGAACTGGCTGCAAAGGACGCGAAGATTGCCGAGCAGAACCAGCAGCTCTTTGCGGCGCAGCTGGCGGCTTCTCAGGCGGCGCAGAACGACACGCTCAAGTCCTACGTAAGTGGGCAGCTGGCGTATTATAACCCGCGTCCGGTCCCGTCGTTCGCGGTACCGGCTCCGTACCAGTTTGCAGGCTGCAATAGCGGCTATAACTACGGCTGCGGCAACTGCGCTTAACTCCATAACGTAGAGCTTTTTCGTGACTTCACGAAAATGGTCGGTTCCTTGCCGATACTCAAGAAACGCGGCGGGGCAATCGTCCCGCCGCTATTTTTAACCGTGTCGAATTCGACGCATTTAGAAAGGATTGATTTTATGGCAACATTCAAGGACGTGAAAGAAAAGTACATTGACTACCTGATGGATATGGATTTGAACAAAATGAGTGTGATGGATTTGTCGACGTATGGTTTGATCTTAAAAACCGTCGACGAAATGGAAAAGCCGAATTATGCTGAATCTATCACCTCAATGATGGCATCGCTTATGCCTGTCTGCGCAGGAAAGAGTGCAAATGAAAGTGAGGTGTATGGAATTGGCTGAATTTACGAATTCCAATATCGTCTCCGTCGCATCCGGTCAGAATGTGCCTCTGACCGAAACAGCGGTCAACAGCAAGCCGTGCATTGTGCATCGAGAGGGAAGCGGGCTTGTGACGCTTCGCGGGCTGACAAACCAGTGTAAGGCAGTTTTCAAAATTTCCTACGGCGGCAACATCGCCATCCCGACCGGCGGCACGGTCGAAGCGATTACCGCAGCGCTTTCCATCAACGGCGAAGCACTGGCAAGCGCTACGGCTACGGTCACTCCGGCAGCAGTTGAGAATTATTTTAATATCTACGTCTCTGCACAGGTCTGCGTACCGAAGGGCTGCTGTGTGACGGTAGGTATGCGTAATACAAGTACGCAGGCGGTCAATTTCGCGAACAGCAATTTGACCGTCGAGAGAGTAGCATGAAGGGAGGAAGGAATATGTACGATTTAAGAAATCTTCGGGAAATGCTCTGCAAGGAGCTGGACGATATCGCCGACAAGCGCGAAATGTCCGCCGGTGACTTGGACGCAATCCAGAAGTTGACAAGCTCCATCAAGAACACTTATAAAATCGAAATGCTTGAGGACGGAGGCTATTCCCGCGACGGCGAGTGGGAAGCGGATATGCGCGGCACGTATGGGCGCGGCAGCTCTTACCGTGGCAGGCATCGCGATTCTATGGGAAGGTATAGCCGAACCGATGCGCGGGAGCATATGCGCTCGACGCTGGAAGACATGATGCGCGACGCGGACGATGATAAAACGCGCGAGGCTATCCGGCGCTGCATGGAGCAGATTGACAGAGCATAAGGAGGGAAAGACATGCTGGATGAAGCCGAAATCCGAAAGGAAATAGCACGGCTGGAATACGAAGAATCCAGCTATCCCAATTATGCCAAACTGGCGAACCTATATGTGATACGCGACAAGATGCAGGGAGCGGAGAATGCCAGAGATAAGTTTGTGGGTTACTACTCCGGCGCTCCCGCCCCTGTGACCGCAGAACCGGCTACCGTGGGCGAGTACGGGGACAGTGAGTTTTTGCTTGCGGTTGCCGGGAAAGACCCGGCGAAGGCTTGGGCGGTTGTTGATGAACTTATGGATACACTTGCGATGGTAAACAGCAAGGTTTATAACTCTGTTATGCAGAAGATAAAACGTGTCTAGTGTTAATAATCGTGTTAGCTATTTGTTAGTAACCGAGAAAATCTGAAAAAATCTGAAAACGTCTGAAATTCAATAAATTTTATAAAAATTCATTAAAACGTCTGAGAACATGCTTAGAAAGTCTCAAAAAATGATGGAGACCTGCCTTTTAAGCAGGGTGTCCGGAGTTCGAATCTCCGGCGGGTCACCAAAAAAGCCTTGAAATCTCAAAGGTTTCAGGGCTTTTTCTTTTTCGTTGTTTTTTGATTAGTTAGTAACGTGTTAGTAACAGGCGCATCTATCGCATTCACAAGTTGGTCAATGTCAAAGTGCTCATAGATGTTTGCGGTCGTGGAATAGTCTGCATGCCCGAGCATTTTTTGCAGGAGTTCAGGCTTGATATTGTTTGCTACAGCCCAGCTTGCGAATGTGTGCCTTGTTGCGTGTGGTGTTTTCTTGGAGATTCCGAGCCGCTCCAAAAGCGGGTAGTAGTCACGCTTTCGAAAATTTGCAATGACTTTTTGCCCGGCATACCCAGAGATCAGAAGTTCGCCTTTTGCACGCTCTTTGAATTCTGCGAAATATTTACGCCCTTCGGAACGGATTGGGATTATTCTGTTCCTGCCTGCTTCTGTCTTTTCCCCGCCGATCACATAGGTTTCATGGACATTTTCGGTTCTAAGCCCGAACAGCTCACCGATTCGCATACCGGTATAGACCATCATCAGGGTAAGTTTGGCTGCCTGGGAACCGTCCGCTTCAAGCTTCTGGATATCCTCTTCTGAGAAGATCTCTTTTTCTTTCTTCACATTCTCGGGCAGTTTAATGAACGAAGCGAAGTTTGTCGTTATGAGTTCCTGGCGAATCCCCCATTGTGACATCTGCGTTGCAAGTTGCTTGAACTTCGACAGTAGCGAGTGGGACTTATCGCTGTACTTGTCTATGACAATCTGGTAATCAGCGGTCCGCAGTTCGCGAAATTTTCTGTCATGCAATGGTTCAAAAACGTCATATGCGCGTTCGTAAGACTCTATTCCCTTCGCGCCGATGTCGCGGAAGTGTTCATCCTTCCATGCTTTGTAAACCTGCTTGAAGGTCCAGTTATATATTTCATCAATACTCCGCCCTTGTAAACGCGCCAGCGCGTCGAGGGCGGCTGTTTTTTTATCGTAGTATCCAATTATGGTTTTTCCTTTTGCGGCTACCCACGGTCGTGTGCGCCTGCCTTGCAGTTTGTAAACTGTCCCTGTACCGTTTGCACGCTTCAAAGCCTTTCGCTGTGGCGCTTGCTGCTGTTTACCACACCAGCAGCAGAACACAGAACCGTCCGGTATATCCTTTTTACACTTGATGCACTCCATGTTTCCCTCCACGTTCTTTTCGGATTGCATAGAAAGTAATTGCCGAAGCCAGCGCTGAACCTACGATCAGGGCAATGCACGCCCATGCAGCTACGGACAAATCTCCGCCGCGAATGAGACCTGTGTTCCGAATTTGCGCATCCGTCACAAGGCAGGCAATTAGAGAAAAGGAGAGCAGCATACAAAACAGGGCGAGAACGTAACACATTGTATGTGTCGCCCTTATCTGTGCGCTCTGCGCGGCTGTTGTTGCCGCCAGTTTGGCGTTTTCGATCTCGACATGATGAATCTGCTCGGTCAGTTCTTCCGGGCTTTCTGCGGGTTTGACAAGCCCGCACAACTCATCCAGCGACAGCCCGAGAACGCGGCATAGCGCGGCAGAATTGTACAGTTTCGGGTCTTGCTGTGTTCCTGCGCAGAGCTTCGTCACAGCCGATCTGGAAACGCCGGATTCTTCAACAAGCCTATCGATGGTGTAATGCTGATCTTCCTTCGCCCGCTTTATGTTACTCTGATATGCAGAAAGATATGGGGCGAGTTCCTGAATCGCCGACATGATATACCTCCATTTTCACATATATTTCGCTGATTCTTCTGCTATGGGTATGGTTTTACCAATTTGAGGGTGGACATTTCTGCCAGTTTTGCTATGCTGGTTGCAGGCGCGTGAGAAAGCCCCACCGCCGGGGGAGCGACGGTGGGGCGATCTTAAACATTCCATTATACAAAATAGTCTGTCCCATAATTGCCGCTTACGAGGTTTGCCAGACGAAGAAAATGCAAGGTGTTCTTTGTGGAAGATTCCAAATTGAAATTATTGAACAAGCGTTCTAAAATATGGAGGTACACCAAATGCAGAGCATCAATATTCGCTTTGAAAACGGGAAAGTAAACATCATCGTAGACGGGGCGCTTTTCAAAGACGTCCACAGTCTAAGCCTGGACTACATCAAAGGAGCGCCCATGCTCTTTGCTTGCGTCTCAGATGTAGGTGAGACACGGGAGCAGTGGCAGAACTCTAAGTTTATGAGTTAGACGTAATAAGGATTCGGCTTCAGCAAGATTGCGATAGTGTCAATGACCCATCCAATCCCGCACAACCCAAGTGTAAAGAGATACAGGATTCCTGTTCCAACTTTGCCCTCATAGAATTTATGCGCACCGATCATACCGAAGAAAAGGCAAAGGAAGAATGAAACCCATTTGTTCTTCGGACGACCATACCCGCGGATAGTATTCACGTTCGCATTTGTGTTCGTGTTATTGATTACGACGTTCGGCTGCGCGGACTTTAATTCTTCAACTTGCTTTCCACATTTCGGGCAAATCACGCAGTCCTTGTCGATGATCGCACCACAAAATTTGCAAAACTTTTGATTTTCGGTTGGAACGGGTCTTTCTACAGTGTCCATCTTATTTTCCTCTTTTCTATTTTTGGGTGTAAACATTGCGCTATAATATTATTTAGGGTGGCAGCCTCCACAAGGTGAATACCCAGAATTCTGCGCATCTTCTATGCTATCAAACCAGATTTCGTTCTCTGGGAGGATTTCTTTTGCAAAGCGGCAACTAGGATTATGGTATTTATCCGAGTCAACACTTCCAACGTATACACCGGATGATTTCTGTGACGTTGTTTCGGTAACTGGCTCAGCGTCCGGGGAAGCAATAGCTTCCGAAACAGGCTGTTCGGTTGGTTCGGATGCTTCAATCGGAGCGTCTGGCGCAACGGGTTCGATATCGGAAGCAGTGGAATCACCGAAAGACGTTTGCGCGGTTTTATCTGAGATGGGAACCTCGGGCTGTTCCTGAAGAATCGGTTCTGCGGGCTCCGGCGCTTCTGGAGAAGAGCCAACCTTTGCGTCAGGAACGGCGATTGTTTCTGGTTCCCTCTCTTTATCTGGTTCTCTCTTCGCGGTTTTTGCCGTGCATCCAGTCAGAAGAAGCACAGCGAGAAAAAGCGCAAGCATTCTTTTCATTGTAAAAATCCCTCATAGTCAAAATTTGATTTGATACTACGATTTTACCAACAGAGTTTGACAGCCTCAAGAACAAATCTACACAAAAAGAAACGATAAAATTTGGAGGTTAAGAAAAGGACGGCGGAAGTGGAGACAGGAGATTATAATGGATGAAAAGGAAATCGCAACGATTAAAGAATTGACAGAAACACTTATGAGACTTACACCAGAGAAACTCAACCTTTTTCTATCTGCTGCGCAAGAGTTAATAACGCAGACGCAAGTTCAGGACGATCTAGGCAAATATTTATGATCTTCTGAATTGATTCCGGCAAATCACAGACACGCGCTTCGCCATCGGCGGGGCGCTCTTTTTTTATGCCCGCAGACGGGTCATCGGTTTCGCCGGTCAAGTAGGCGACTGGCACATCAAGCGCGTTAGCAACTGCGGCGAGTCGTTCATAGCTCGGAACAGACTTATCCCATCTGCCGATGACACCATTACCAAATCCAAGCTGTTTTTCCAGTTTGGATATAGAAGTTTTCTTTTCCTTGCATAGCGCTTTGATTTTATCGAGCATATACGGCACCTAAAAAAATAGACTAAACGCGAAAAAAGTTCTTGACTTTTAGGGCAAACTCTAATATACTTAGATGTGTGAAGGGTACAAAAAACCTAGCCCCTCACCAAGACGGACTTTCAGAAGATATTTAATTGCCTTGACACGCTTATATTAGACTATCTTCTAATCTCTGTCAAGTAGTATTCGTACGGATTGGAGGGATTTTTTTGATTTATGAGAATGTCAAGCGCCTCTGCGAGAAGCGCAAGACGAACATCGCGACCGTAGAAAAGGCGTGCGGCATTGCCAACGGCACAATCGGAAAGTGGGCAGGCAAGGACGCTGCCCCGCGCATCGACACTGTAAAAGCGATTGCCGACTATTTCTGCGTATCGGTCGACTCGCTGCTACAGAAGCCGAGAAAACGGAAGGAACCTTGAGCCTTGTAAAAGAGGCGCAGCCGAAAAAGGAGGAAACATGAGTAACGAAGAGGCTAACGAGCTGTGGGATGAAATTGGAAAGCGTGCAACCGTTAGAAGTAGGGTTGCGGCTAAAGTTGTGAGGGAAGGAAAGAACATAAGGCTAAAAATAGAAGTCGGCGGAGACGAACTACTTTTACTTTTTGCATATGCAGGATGTTCATTATCCGACGCCAGCGCCGACTGCATCAGAAAGAGGAACTTTACGTGGTACTTGGACTTACGTGAGGAAAAGGAGAAAACATGAACCACATTGATAGCGTGGTAACACTTCCGGTAATACCACGGTATTACCTTTAGGAAATGGAAATGGAATAGATAGTATTTCTCTAATCTTAGAAAAAGGAAAAGGAGAGATAGGATGTTAAATCGAGCAACGATTTCGCCGCAAGAAGCGGTAGAGATTCTGCGAGAAAACGGCATGCAGATCGGTGTTGAGGTCCTTAGGCTGGGGCTGCAACAGGGCGTTTTCCCGTTTGGTAAGGCGGTAAAAACCGAGAAAGCACCTGTCTACTGGGTTTTCCCGAAGGACCTTAATGCTTGGATTGAGCGGCATTTGAAGGATGGACCCACTAAGAACGGGGAATTTGTGGAGGTACATGATGACTGACGTTGAATATATCCTTGAGGCGAATCACCGGCGCGCAAGAGAGCGCGAACTCGGCGAGCGGTGGGACAAGATTATCCGGCAGCGGAAAAGGAAGTCGGAGCTTTTGAAGGCTTCGGAGGCATTTTGCTTCTCGATTGGCTGCGTCCTTCTGGGCGGCACGGCGGTCCTGCTGGGCTTCGGGCTGTTCGAAGCGGCGTTCACGCTTGGCGGCGCGGCGGTGATCTTCTTCGGCGGCGCGGTGCTGTTATGATTTACCCGTGCAAGAAATGCACCCACGATACAGGCAAGTGTCGCTGCCTTGACTGGCAGAGATGGTTCTCCGTTGAGTTTGAGGCAGAAGCGGCGAAGGTGCTTGCTGCGACGCACGCAGAGCCGTTACCCGCGCCGCCGAAGATATTCTATCGCGAGATTGTTTTCAGTTCGATCTTCACGCAGCTTTGGAGGTAGCTATGACGCAGGCTGAACGGGTTTTGAAGTACATGCGCGACTTCGGCAGCATTACGCAGCTTGAGGCGATGCAGGACCTCGGCTGCATGCGGCTTGGAGCGCGTGTCTACGATCTGAAGCGCGAAGGGTACAACATCCGGCGCGACATGGAAACGAGCAAGAACCGGTATGGCGAGGATACGAGCTATGCCAGATACAGGTTGGTGGAATGATGGAAGATAAACAGCAAGCGCCGTTTATCACGGATATCAACGGCGCAGAGATTTATGACGGGAATGAGTACTTTGTTTCCGACGAAGGGAACATTGCCGCCGCGCTTCCGAGCGAGAACTGGGACGTACATAACGCCCTGATTGAGCATTTGGTGGAAACGTATGGCACGAATCGCATTGCCGAAATGTGCGGCTTGGACAAGCAAGTCTGCAAGATTTAAGGAGGAAAGTATGCTGAAAGGATTTAACGAGCTTGTACAGATCGACGTTTTGCCGTTCTGTGACAAGCGGAAGGCGAAGGATGACAGCGGGAAGCCGATTGAAGTTCCGTATCTCCCGTGGGCGAAATGCAAGATGCTGCTTCACGAAAACGGGGCGAATGAGGTCTATTTTGTGCCGCTGAAAAATGAGACTGGCGGGTACTTATTCCAGTCAAAAGAAGTCCATGACAAGAATGGCAGAACGACGGGGTGCTATTTCGTTTCCGTCGAAATCCACATCGACGATAAGACATTCCGCATGGATATGCCGCTGATGAACGGTTCCTTAGTGGTTTACGATGACACATTGAATCAGCTTCGGATTTCCAACGCTCATGCAAGAGCCTTTGTGAAGGGCGTGGCAATTCACACAGGGCTTGGCTTCAAGCTCTGGCTGAACGACAAGGACACGGAACGCGCGGACGATGACCTATCCCAGCACAGCATTATGGCGATCAAGCAGAGAATCGAACAGCTGATTACATTAAAACTGCAAAACGGGGCGGATATGAGCTATATCCTCTCGGGGCTTGGGCTGAATCAGAAGAAATTCGATCAGCTGATGGCGTCGTTCGGTAACATTCAGTATCTGGAAAATACGCTGAAACGCTTATGATACACGATCACGACAGAAGCGGATGGTTCGGCGCGTCGGATACGGCGGCGATCATGGGTAGATGGGACACAAAGACATTCCGCAGCTTTTGGCTGCAAAAGCTCGGCGTGAACCGCGACCACTTTTCGACACTGGAAATGGATACCGGAAGTGCTTACGAACACAGGATTCTGGAGTATATCGGCATCCGAAAGATGGACAGGCAAATCAAGATTCGGCGGCTTCGGCTGCGGGTGAATCTGGATGGCGAGGACGCGCAGGAAATATCAGAGGTAAAGACGCACAAGGGAGAATCCTTCAAGGTGTCCCGCGCGTACTGGATGCAAGCACAGGTTGAAATGTTCGCGGCGAAAAAGGCGCTGCGTATCGTGGCGTACCATTTGGAACCGGAAGACTACAGAAACTGGTTTCGGGAGATTGAAGACGATAGGCTGTCCTATCATCCGATACCGTATGATCGGGAATGGATAGAAGGGGAGTATCTGCCACGGCTTCGATACCTTGCAAAGTGCCTTAGAAAGGGGGTCATTCCGGTTGATAGAACTGAACATCGTTGAAGCTTCGTGGAGCATGGACGCTTCGGGGAGCTGGCTGAAGCTCAAGCCTGAATTTCCGGCGCAAGCCCGTATGGTTGCCGGGGAACTTGACCCACGAAAGAGGTACACAGTGGCAATTAAAGAGTTCCGGAAGATGCGGAGTCGGGATGCAAACCGATATCTTTGGTTGCTTTGCAATAAGCTTTCGGTCAAAGTGGGTGCGCCGCCGGAGGAAATCTATCGGCACTATATCCCGGATGTTGGTGACAACTCCGATACGATATGCGCTCCGGACGCAGCAGTCAAGCGGTTCCGGGAATGGTGGGAAGCGCGCGGTCTCGGCTGGTGTACGGAGATTATGGCGTCAAAAATTCCGGGCTGCACGAACATCATTTGCTACTACGGCTCGAGCACCTACGACACAAAGCAAATGGCGCGGCTTATTGATCTGGTTGTTGAGGACTGCAAGCAGCAGGGCATTGAAACGCTTACGCCGGAAGAACTCGAGCGTATGGCGCTGGAATGGAGGCAGGATGAGAAAGGAAACGAAGGCGACGAAGATACCTGAGAAGGTTAAGAAAGCCGTCTGGGCGCGCGACGGCGGGCTCTGCATCGTCTGCCTCCACCCCGGCAATCCGTGGTGTCATTTCATCCCACGGTCGCAGGGCGGGATTGGGGTTGAAGAGAATATCGTGACGCTTTGCGATAAGTGCCACGAAGAGTTTGACCAGACGGCAAAGAGAAAACATATGCAGGCGTATATCAGACACTACTTAAAAATGATATATCCCGGGTGGGATGAATCAAAGCTGATTTATAAGAAAGGAATGTAGATCATGGAAGACACAAGGACAAGCATTCTCCAAATGGCGCGCGGAGCGATTATGGAGAGAATCGACTACGAAATGACAAAGGTCGTGGACAACATCCTTGACCCAAACACAGAGGCTACAGCAAAGCGGAAAGTGCAGCTTACCATTGAGTTCCGCCCAGACTCCAACCGGCAGACCGTATCGGTTGCCTGCGGCGTGAAAAGCGCTCTTTGCCCGACAAATCCGGTTGCGACATCACTTTATATCACCGGAAATGAATTTGGCGAGGTCACGGCGGTGGAAATGGTACCGAACGTGCCAGGTCAGCTGGATATGATGGGTGAAGAACAGGAAGTAGCACCCGTCTTGAATTTGGTTAGAAATGCGTAAGGAGGAAAAAGAAATGATTAAGGAAGCTATCGAGAAAATTGAGGCTATGGCGAAGCCGCAGGTTTTGGAAATTGGAGACCACACGTTTGCTGTCCTGCCGAATGGAAACTACAAGGAAATCCACGAGGATGTTTACGGCGCGAAAACGCTTGAACTGAACAGTCTCGACGCGCTGTGCAAGATGATCCTGCGGGAGGGAACAGCTAATGCCGAAGACGGCCAGCTGTTTATCAAGATTCCATCGCATCTTTGCGTTGAGGCTTTCAGAACCCCGGATATGGATACTCCGTTTGAGCGGTTAACGCCGTATTTTGTTCGTGCGACGGACGTTCCCGGCTGGGATGCGGAAACAAAACTCACGTTCGAACGGGCGGCAGTCGCGCTGCAAACCAGATTTCAAGACTCGGAAGATCGCGCGTATACGCTTCAGCTGCTTTCGCAGATCACGACCGGCGCGAAGATCACCTATAACGATATTGGTGTCGCTACGACAATTGTCACGCAGAAGGGTGTGAGCTTACAGGCCAACGCGACAATTCGTCCGCTGGTAAGACTTCGCCCCTACAGAACCTTCCAAGAAATTGAGCAGCCGCTTGGACTGTTCCTTATTCGCATTGACGAAAGAGGTATTTCGTTTGTTGAGGCAGACGGCGGTATGTGGAAGCTGGAAGCGCGGAAGACGATCAAGGAATACCTCGAGGAACATCTTGCCGACGAGATCGAAGCTGGGCGCGTAACAGTCATGCTGTAAGGATGAAGCATACTGAACCACATTTATAAGAAAGGGATGTAAGCATGGAATCCTATGTAAAACTGAGTACGGAAAAGTATGAGGAATTGGCGAAGAAGTGCCTGATGCTCGATATGCTCGCTGAATCGTATAAGAAGATGCCCTCGTATCGTTTCGATGACGTCCTGGAAGTCTACTTTGGAAAGCGGGAAACCGCCAAAGAGGAGAACAAAGAATGCTGAACCACATTGTTATTATGGGCAGAATGACCAGAGACCCGGAGATTCGGAAGACACCGAACGGAACTTCGGTCGCGTCCTTCACGCTGGCGGTTGACCGCGATCTTACGCCGAAGGGCGGAAAGAAAGAGACGGATTTCATTGATTGCGTTGCGTGGGCGGGAACCGCTGATTTTGTAAGCGGCTACTTTTTTAAGGGTAGCATGGCCGTCGTAGACGGTCGGTTGCAGCTGCGCGACTGGAAGGATAAGGACGGCAACAAGCGCCGGTCTGCTGAGATCGTGGCAAACCGTGTTTACTTCGGCGAAGGAAAGAAATCTTCGGAGCCGAAGGACCCGGAAAACCCCGGCGGGTTTACGATGATGGACGAAGATGACGGCGAAGAACCGCCGCTCTAAGGCGGTGGCGGGATGGCAAACAACAAAGACCCTGCCGTCTTGTTTTACACGTCGGATTTCCTATCCGGCTGTGCCTTGATGGATATGCGGGAGCGTGGGCAGTATATCACGCTCCTGTGTCTCCAAAGAGAGCGCGGGCATATGACGATGCAGGAAATCATACGGGCTGTCAAAAAGCCGTCAGACGAGGTTATGAGCAAGTTTCAGAAGGATGAGGACGGCAAGTACTTCAACCGCCGGATGGAGCTTGAAATCGAAAAACGGGACAAGCATTGCCAGCGTCAAAGGGAGAACATCAGCAAGCGTTGGAACAAAGAAAATGATAACTCTGGTATGGCTGATGGTAGTGCTTGCGGTAATACCACGGTATTACCTTTAGGAAATGGAAATGGAAATAGAAAAGAGAGTAGTTCTATTTCTGAGAAGAAACGTAAGAAATTTATACCACCTACGTTGGAAGAGGTTTCCGCATACGCGAAGGAGCGTGGAGTCCCGAATCTGGCACAGAAATTTTTCGACTATTATTCTGCCGGAAATTGGGCCGACGGGAAGGGCGATCCCGTACGGAACTGGAAGCAGAAGTTTTTGACGTGGGAATCGAAAGAACGCGAGAAGGGCGCGCCGTCACAGCCGGGGAAGAAGCCGGGGTACAACGTGCAGCACCACGGGGACGAGCTGTCTGATTTCCAGAGGGCGGCGATTCAGCGGATGTTGGGGGAGGAAGCATGATGAAGCAGGGAGCCGAGGTCTGGATTGTCATACCGGAGCCGCTACCGATTTACCAACGGCTCATGCCAAAGCTCAGAACGCCTTTAAGGGCGCGGAAGTATCCGCAGAAGATGCAGAACAAGGCGTTTTACCTCGTCAGCGTTAAGGACCCGGAGGACGGGCGGTGGAAGATTATCACCGTCCGGGAACCGGAGTGCTGGGAGGCGGAAGTGACGGTGCAGGTCAGGAGGAAGACATGAATAATTTCGGACCGTGTACGCAGGACTGCCCCAACCGGAAAGCCGGTTGCAGCGCGTCCTGCGAGGCTTGGAACGCCGTGAAGGGAGAACGGCTGAAAAGCTACGGCAGGCGCGCCGAGATCATCGACATAAGCCAGATGACCGATGGAGGGGCGAGAAACTGCCGAAGATCGGCAAGAGGAAGGCGGAAGATGGGAGGTAAAATGTGAGCGATTTAGAACAGACCGCGATAGAGCGGCTACGGTTTGCGGCTGAAATGTCCCTGCGGGTATACAAGCAGCCGCTTGTGATTACCTACTCGGGCGGCAAGGACTCGGACGTGCTTTTGCATCTGGCGGGCAAAGCCGGTATCCAGTATGAGGTTTTGCACTCGCTGACCACGGCGGACGCGCCGGAGACCGTCTGGCACGTCCGGGATACCTTCCGCCGCTTGGAGCTGGCTGGCGTAAAATGCGACATCGATACGCACCGGACGCCGGACGGCGGGAACGTGACGATGTGGAATTTGATCCCGCGTAAGCTGATGCCGCCGACACGTCGGATGAGGTACTGTTGCTCGGAGCTTAAAGAGGGCGGCGCAGGAAGCAGATTTATTGCAACCGGTGTACGCTGGGCAGAATCAGTGAAACGGAAGAACCGCGGTGCGCTGGAAGTTTTGCATTGGGATATATCAAAACGCCTAACACTGATGAACGACAACGACGAGAGCAGAATGATGATGGAAACGTGCCAGCTTAAAGGGAAAAGGATAGTGAACCCGATTATCGATTGGAAAGACGCTGATGTTTGGGGGTATGCGAAAGAGGAAGAAATCTGCATGAATCCGCTGTATGAATGCGGATGGAAGCGCGTATGGTGCATCGGGTGCCCAATGGCAGGGAAACACAGAAACACGGAGTTCTCGCGCTATCCGAAGATCAAGGCTGCGTATATCCGCGCTTTTGACAGGATGCTTGCGGAACGGCAAAAGCGAGGCTTGCCTTGCGACTGGCAAACAGGTGATGACGTTATGCACTGGTGGATGGAGGACGGCGTTTTGCCGGGACAAATGGTTTTTGAAGGAATGGAGGATCTATGACAGACAAGGAAATTATACAGGTACTGCGTATCTGCGCGACGCATATAGAGAAGGGTTGCGGGCTTTGCCCACAAATGAAGTATGTGCGTTGCACGGAGCGGCTGGCGGATGAAGCTATCACCATGATCGAGCGCCTGACCGCCGAGAATGCGGCGCTGCGGGAGAAAGTGCCGCAGTGGGTCAGCGTAGATGACAGGCTGCCGGCAGATCATCTTAAGCGATACCTTATCGCTTTTAAGGACGCAGGCGGAAGCATCGTGGATGCGGCTCGGTATATTCCGGGGATCGGTTGGGAGTGTTGCAACTGGGAGGTTCCGCAGGGTTTGATTACCCACTGGATGCCGCTGCCGAGCGCGCCGAAGTTTGCAGATATATTACGAGGAGCGCCGGAAGCGCCAGAGGGAGGAGGCAAGGCAGATGCTTGATATTTGCCCGGTATCGCTGGCAGAGGCAAACGCGTTTGTGGCAGAGCATCACCGCCATCATAAGCCGGTCGTTGGACATAAATTTTCCATCGGCTGCACAGACGGAGAGAAAATCGTAGGTGTTGCAATCGTCGGCAGACCGGTTGCGCGGTATCTGGATGATGGATGGACGCTTGAGGTAAACCGCTGTTGTACAGACGGAACTCGAAATGCCTGCTCTATTCTGTATGCCGCTGCATGGCGCGCCGCCCGGGCGATGGGCTACCACAAACTGATTACTTACATTCTGGATACGGAGCCGGGGACAAGCTTAAAGGCGGCTGGATGGAAGTGCGTCGGACAGGCTGGCGGGCTTCGCTGGACAGGCAAGCGCCGCCCAGAGGTCGACCTTTGCCCCGCACAAATGAAAATCCGCTTTGAGCGGGAGGAAGGAGAAAAGGCATGAGCAAAATCAAAAAGGTAGGATTTGGGTATACGGTGCCGAAAGAACGGTACCAGGAAGCCGCGGAGAATATCCAAAAGCTTGGCGCTATGTACGCAGAGTACCTGCGGAAGAAAAATTTCGATGGGCTTGGAGAGCAAGATGCGCAAGAGCTCATGGCCGACATCCTGCTTGCCTGCACTGCGCTGCTCTATGTCGCAGAATTTGCGGCAGATAAATGCCATATGGTGCCGCTGCCGGGAAAGGATGGAAAAGCATGAAGATTTACATCGCCGGTAAAATCACGGGCGATCAGGGGTGTCAGGCGAAATTTCAAAGGGCGGCAGTGGGGTTGCGGATGTGTGGGAACATCGTGCTGAATCCGGCGGAGCTGCCGGAGGGGATGGAGGCTGCGGACTATATGCGCATTTGTATGGCGATGATCGACGTGGCGGACGCGGTTGTTTTCCTGCCGGACGCGAAGGACAGCGCAGGCGCGCGCCTTGAGAAAGCATATTGTGAATACGTCGGGAAGGAGATGGAATTTTGGAACGGTTAACGTTTGAGGGCAATTTCTGCGACATCGCGCAGTGCCGCGAGTTGCCGTGCCCGTATGACGGAAACTGCACGCAGAAGCAGGTATGGGAAAGGCTCAAAGCATATGAAGATTCTAGATTATCCCCACAGGCGTGCGCAGAGGCTCGGGAAATCGAGGAAACGCTTTCCGGCTATGATTACTCCATCTCACGAATGGTGGAGCTGATGAAAGCGGATGTTGAGGGGCTCGTCCTGATTCTGCCGTGCGCACCGGATGCGATTTACTGGGAGAAGGTAAGCGGAATTCTGGCACAGTCTCGCTTTGAAGGTCTGCACGTCTACGAGGATGGCACGATTAAGTACGCTGGTTACGGCATGGAAATCTGCGCAGAGGACATCGGTAAGACCGTATTTTTGAGCCGCGAAGAAGCCGAGAAAGCTTTGCAGGAAATGGAGGGCAAGAAGGATGGCAACGAAACGAGTATGTGACCGATGCGGGGCGGAGATAAACCCCACAAGCTCTGCGACGTATGTAAACATACGAAGCGCGTTCCATGAGGAATCACCTGATATTGAGCTTTGCTGCTCCTGCGCGATGCAAATCAAAGAATGGCTTAAGTCGCGTGTAGAGGAGGGCAAGAAGGATGGATGAATTGAAACCGTGCCCGTTTTGCGGCGGAGAGGCAGCGTTTTTTGGCACAACCTGTACGATAAAGTGTAAACAGTGCGGAGGGGCGTTTATCGCCACAAATCCCGTTGTGACAAGGATGGAAATCGCAGCTGCGTGGAACCGGAGGGTAAATGATGGCTAAGTTTATCTCAAAATCGCAGATGGAAGAGCTGAAAGATGCCTGCACGTTTGGAATCGAGGGGGCGAATAAGTTGCTCAAGAAATACGTCGGAATCCAAGCCCGCGCATACACGGCTTACAACCGCTACGACAAAAATGACAATTTCCTCGCATACACGGCTTACAACTACTACGACGAAAATGACAATTTCCTCGCGAACAGCGATGAAGCGGATATTTACGGGTTGCTTGAAATGGCAGGTGTGGAGGTGCGGCATGGCGGCTGAAAAGTATATCAGCAGCGCGTGGCTGCTTGAAACGATAGCAGATTACAAGAACATCAGGCGCTGGAACACGAATGTTCTCGATGCAGAGACGATTGCGCGTGTGCTGGATGTCGTGGAAAACGTAATAAAAGGCGCGCCGAGCATCGGACAGCGCAAACTGGGAAACAAAATTCTTGCAGCAAAAAACGTCGCGCTGGAAGTGCATCTAAAGATGGCAAAAGACCATATAGAAGATGCAGAAAGAAGATACAGGCGGCACGAAAGCACCAACAACCTAATGCTGATGAGCTTTTGCAAAGGGTATATCACGGCGATGTGTGAAACAAGGTCGATGCTGGAAAGGATGGTAAGCGATGGGTCAACATAAGCACAACCCGACCGCCATTGCGGCGGCAAAAGGCGAGCTGCCGCCGAAGAAGCGGGAGCAGCGGCTGACCAAACGGCAGGCAGAAAGGCTCTTGCGGCTGAAAATTATACGAACAATCGACCCATTCCACGCCTTGCCGGATGGGATGGACGAAGTTATTGCAGGAGGTATGCTTTATGGCTGATTTTATCCGGCGCGAGGATGCGTTGAAAGTTCTATGCAACAACTATGCTTACGCAGCGATGGACGTTATCAAGAGACTGCCCGCCGCCGACGTTGCGGAGGTAGTGCGTTGCAAATACTGTAGACACCTTGGGGCACCCCTTTCTGGCGGATGCTACGATTGCAAAAAATATATGCTGCCGTATTGCAGACCTGATGATTTTTGCAGCCACGGCGAGTATCAGACAAATACAGGAGGTAGCAATAATGTGGCTGATTGATGCGAACCGGCTATACGACGCAGCAGAAGAAAAGTACATGGAAGATCGGAGCAAAACCGAGAATGTTATCACGCGCGTAATGTTGAGCCAAGCGCGACAGAAAATTCAGGAGCTGATTGCATATGCACCCTCGGTAGACGCTGAACCGGTCGTGCGTTGCCAAGATTGCAAGAATTTCCGTCGGAACGAAGAAAATGACCCGTACTGCGCAGATCGGAGAGGGCTTTCAGACCCGGAGCCTGACGGGTATTGCAGCTACGGAGAACGGAGGGAAGAATGAACATTACACTTTTGAAATATCCAACCGATGAGGACTGGGCGCTTGCAAAACAGTGCGCTTTGGTTACCATCGGCAAAGAGATGAAAACAGCACCGGACATGGAGTGGAAACACGCCATTCTCCGGGCGCGGCATAGCCCCATTCGGACGTTACAGTTTGCGTTTTATCTTGAGGGCGTGCCGTACTGGGTAAGCACTCATTTAGCCCGCCACGTCCACGCACAGCCGTTTATCCGCAGCCAGCGCAACGACCGGCAGGACGAATACGATCGGAACGCAGCGCGGCAGGACGCGCCGGTAGACATGATCTGGTACATGAATGCCGAAGAGCTGATGACCATTGCAGAAAAGCGGCTTTGCAGGCTGGCGGCAAAGGAGACGCGCGAGGCTGTGAAAATGATGTGCTGCCTTGTAATCGACAAATTGCCGGAGTTCAAGGGGCTGTTTGCAGCACATTGCGCGAAATACGGTGATTGCGACGAGATGAAGCCGTGCGAGACCGGAAGGAGGCTGCAAGGTGGGAACAATTCTTGCGATTGACCCCGGCAACATTCAATCCGGCTATGTGCTGGCGGAGCACGACGGGAAGGAAATCCGGAAGGTGCTGGACGTTGGGAAAGTTCCGAACGGGGAGATATTCCCCGTTCTCTGCCGGGAGTATCAGCACTTGGCAATCGAAATGGTTGCCGGTATGGGAATGCCAGTCGGGCAAGAGGTGTTTGACACCTGCTTCTGGATTGGGCGGTTCTGGGAATATGCCGAGCTTTACCGGAAGGGGTACCAGATACAGAAGATCTTCCGCCGGGAAGAAAAGCTCTACCTTTGCGGCAGAGCGTCGGCGAAGGATGCGAACATCAGACAAGCCCTCGTCGACCGCTACGCGCCCGGAGAGCCGAACTTCGGCAAGGGCACAAAGAAGAACCCCGGTTTCTTTTACGGGTTCGCCGCCGACATGTGGGCGGCTATGGCGGTGGCTGTGACGTATTTCGATAAGTACATAAGGGGGATACAGCTATGAGCACAACGAATGATCTGGCAAAGCGTATTCGCAGAAGCAACAAGGCTTATTTTGCCGCCGGTATGGAAGCCGGAAAGCAGAAAGTGGTGGACCTTTTCTTTGTGGCGGCGCATGAACTGGGCATGCTCAAAAGCCCGGCGAAGGCAAAGGAACTTCTGGACAAAATGGAGCAGCTGGACGTAGAGTACGGCGTGGCATGGCAGGGAAAGAAGGAATCCGACGATGCAATTCACCGGCTGGACTCGAGCCTTAAGAAGCTCTGCGGCCCGTTCTTTCAGCCGTTTTTCGAACGGAACGATACAATCAAGGATTGGTGGGACAAATGAAAATTGTTTTAGATCTGTTGGCGTTCATGCCCACAAGGGCGCATGAATACGATGCGGGATTAGACCTGTATTCCGCGAACGACGATGTTTACATCTATCCCGGAGAAAGCGAATTGTTTGATACCGGCGTGCATGTCCAGCTGCCCAAAAACACCGTGGGATTTCTCAAGAGCAAAAGCGGTCTGAACGTCAAGCACGGAATCACAAGCGAAGGGGTCATAGACGTCGGCTACACCGGAAGCATCATGGTCAAGCTCTACAACCACGGAAGCAAGCCTTACAAGGTCTGTAGGGGCGATAAGATCTCGCAGCTTGTTATACTGCCCTGTATCCTTCCGGAGCTGGAAGTGGTCAGCTCACTCGAGAAGACGGAACGCGAGGACAATGGGTTCGGGAGTTCGGGGAGATAGGAGGTAGATAGGAGGTTGATGTGGTGAGCAAACCGCGCTATGGATGGTGGGGGTATGCGAAGTGGATGATACGAAGTTACAAAAGCGGTACGCTTATGACGCGGGATGAAATCTCTGCTGTCGAAGCTGCAATCGAGGAAACAAAACAGCTTATCGACGGGTCGGAACGCCTCCGGCTCATAGATTTGGTTCTTTGGAAGCGTACACATACCCTACAGGGCGCTGCTATGGTGGTATATGTTTCGGAGCGTACCGCTCAGGAATGGCATAGGCAGTTTATCTACTTGGTGGCAGAAAAACGTGGTTTATATTCAAAAGTTTGCGTAAGAGAGCCTTAAACATAGTGTATCGTTGAGAGCGTAGAGGTGTATCCTCTGCGCTTTCATCCTTCTTACGGCTACGCAGCGTACTGCGGAACCTCCTTTTTCTTAGCTCCACCGGACGCCGCAATCCGGTGGAGCGTGAAAAGGAAGATTGGAAGGGTGAATAAGGAGGGATGAAATGGAAGTAAAGAGCTTGAAATTAGATAGCATTACGCCTTATGGGAAGAATGCAAAGAAACACGATAAACGGCAGATCAACAACGTTGCAGAAAGCATCAAGCAGTACGGCTTTGTTCAGCCGATTGTAGTTGATCGGGACGGTGTGATTGTAATCGGTCATTGCCGCGCTCTGGCGGCAAAGAAGCTGGGCATGGAAGAAGTGCCGTGCGTCTGCGTAGATGATCTGACACCGGAGCAAGTGAACGCCCTGCGGCTGGTAGATAACAAAAGCAACGAGAGCGACTGGGACTTTGACCTGCTGTCGGTCGAACTGCCGGGGCTTGACCTGTCGGCTTTTGACTTTGACTGGGGACTTCGCGACGAGCTGAACGATTCCGTTGTGGAGGATGATTATGATCCTGTTCTTCCGGCAGAGCCTAAGAGCAGACTTGGCGATGTATATCAGCTTGGAGATCATCGCCTTATGTGCGGGGATAGCACGTCTTTGACAGACGTACAGAAGCTCGTAGGGGGGGCACAGATGGACTTGCTTCTCACGGACCCGCCGTACAATGTGGACTATCAGGGCGCCGCCGGTAAAATCAAAAACGACAACATGGAAGATACAGCATTCAGGCGATTTTTGACGGATGCCTTCTCCAATGCAGCAATGGTCATGAAACCAGGTGCCCCGTTCTACATCTGGCACGCAGACAGTGAAGGGTATAACTTTCGCGGTGCGTGTAAAGACGCGATGCTGCGCGTCAGACAGTGCCTGATCTGGGTGAAGAACTCCCTTGTGATGGGGAGACAGGATTTCCAGTGGAAGCATGAACCTTGCCTCTATGGCGAGAGCGAAATCGAAGAGGAAGGGCATGAACCGTGCCTTTACGGATGGACGGAAGGCAAGAAGCATTACTTCTTCAAAAACCGAAAGCAGACAACGGTGCTTAATTTTGATAAGCCGGTAAAGTCTGCGGAGCACCCGACCATGAAGCCGATTAAACTGTTCGACTACCAGATGCAATGTTCCAGCAAGCCGGGAGAGAATGTTCTTGATCTGTTCGCTGGCTCTGGCACAACGATCATGGCAGCGGAGCAGAACGGGAGGCATGCATATTGCATGGAGTTTGACCCAAAGTATGCCGATGTAATCATTGATCGTTGGGAGAAGTTCACAGGGGATAAGGCGGTGCTTCTGAGTGACGATTGAAGAAGCGCAGGGAATTATTGACAAAACAACCAGCCCGTATTTGAAGCGGGACATGGAAAAGTTTATCAAACGCCAGAGGAGAAAGGAGGGCGCGTATGGCACGACCAAAAAAGGAAATAGATCAGAAGCAGTTCGAGGCACTGTGCGGGCTTCAATGTACCCTTCTGGAAATCTGCGACGCGCTTGATGTAAGCGATAAAACCTTAGACGGATGGTGTAAGAGAACTTATGGGGAGCATTTCTCCGAAGTATTCGCAAAAAAGAGGGGTAAAGGGAAAATATCACTGAGAAGAATGCAATGGAGGCTCGCCGAAAAGAACGCGTCTATGGCTATCTGGCTCGGGAAACAGTACCTCGGTCAGCGAGAGGTTGTGGAGCTTGGCTTGCCGACAGATAATGCACAGGAGGACGCTCTGAGCGTAAGCCTGCGTGAAATGGCAGAAGGGTTGGAGAGCGATGATTAGCCCAAAGCAACAGAAAATCCTTGCTTTCCCATATTCCAAGTATGATGCGCTGATTTGTGACGGTGCTGTGCGTTCCGGAAAGACCTCTATCATGATATGGGCGTTTGTACGATGGGCGATGGAGAATTTCAGCGGGCAGCGCTTTGGTGTATGCGGGCGAACTGTGGACAGCTGCACAAAGAACATCATTGTACCGTTTACGGCGATGAGCCTCGCGAAGGAGCGCTATATTGTCCGATGGCGGCGCGGCGATAAGGTCATGGAAGTGCGGCGCGGTGCTGTGACGAACTATTTTGAAGTTTTCGGCGGCAAGGACGAAGCGAGTTACACGTTGATTCAGGGTCGAACGCTGGCAGGCGTGCTGCTGGACGAAGTGGTACTTATGCCCCGCTCTTTTGTGGAGCAGGCGCTTGCACGATGCTCTGTGGACGGCGCGAAGCTGTGGTTCTCTTGTAACCCTGGCAGTCCGCACCACTGGTTCTACCAGGAGTGGATTAAGCGGCACAGAGAACGGAACACGCTTTACCTACATTTCGAGATGCGGGATAACCCCGGCTTGAGCGAAAGGACGCTTGAGCGCTATGAAAACATGTACGCCGGGATATTTTACGACCGCTATGTGCGTGGGCTGTGGGTAGCTGCGGAGGGTATTGTTTACAAGGACTTTGCCAACGACACAGAAAAGTATCTGATTGATGACCCTCTCAAATGGGCGGAAGAAAACGATACAAAGTTCTCCGTTATTTCCATCGGCGTTGACTTCGGCGGCACGAAGTCTGCAACGAAGTTTCAAGCGACTGGAATTACAAAAGACTATCGCGTGGTCGCGCTGGAAGAGGAATACATCAAGAACGAAGAAATCGACCCTGACGCACTGAACAGGCGGTTTGCTACGTTTTGCAAGCTGATAACATCGAAATACGGCTACAGCCAGACGCGGGCAGACAGCGCGGAAACGGTTTTGATTCGTGGGCTAGATCATACTGCACAGAAGCAGAATCTTGGGACACAAGTCAAGAACGCGCTGAAAATGCAGATCACAGACAGAATACGGCTTGTCGTGCTCCTGATGAAGCAAGGCAGGCTCAAGGTTTCGCGGAACTGCCCACAGTTGATCGATGCGTTTCAATCAGCAATTTATGACCCGGATGAGTTCGAGGACGAGCGCCTTGACGATGGAACATCCGATATTGACAGCCTCGATGCGTTTGAGTACAGCATAGAGCCTTATTACAAAGACCTGGAACGCGCCGGGCATATGATAGGACGGTGAAAGAGTGAACATACGCAGAGCATTAAAGGAGCTTGGATTCGATACCGTTGATCTTGATTTCTACAAGCTGATCGGAGTGTGGGGAGACTGGTACAAAGGGAATGTTGAGGATTTCCACAGTTACACGGTATGGAATGGCATTGAAGAATTGGAATGCCACAGATATTCCGTAAGCATGGCGAAAAAGGTATGCGAGGACTGGGCAAACCTTCTGATGAACGAGCGGGTAAACATCACGCTTGAGGGGAAGAAGGAGCAGGAGTTCGTAGACACGATTCTCTCGGAAAACAACTGGGAGGTCAAGGCGAACGAATCGCAGGAGCGAAAGGCAGCGCTTGGAACGATCGCGTATGTTCCGGTCATTGAGGGAATGTCCATCAATCCGGACACCTCCGAAATTGTTGATTCTGGGCGCATTCGTATCAACTATGTCAGCGCGACGAACATTTATCCACTGACATGGGACAATGGAATCATCAGGGAGTGTGCGTTCGCCTCTACAAAAAAGGTTGACGATACAGAGTACACATACATTCAAGTTCACAGGCTGAACGGCGGCGAGTACGACATCGAGAACCATTTGTATGATTCCGAAGAAGTCCCTCTGACCAGTGTAAAGGGCTTTGAAACAATCCCACCTGTTGTACACACAGGAAGCGACAAGCCTCAGTTTGCCATTGACAGGCTGAATATCGCGAACTCCGATGAAAATAACCCGCTTGGTGTGGCTGTGTTTGCATATGCCATCGACCAGCTCAAGAGCGTTGATATAACGTATGACAGCTACGTGAATGAATTTGTGCTTGGTAAAAAGCGCATTGTGGTGCAGCCAGAAGCAACTCGGGACGTGAACGGCAGACCGGTCTTTGATAAGCGTGAGACTGTGTATTACGTCCTCCCAGAAGACAGGGCGAACAACGGGAACATCTTGCAGTCTGTTGACATGACGCTTCGTACCGAGGAGTTCAACACCGGTATGCAGGATATGTTGAATATCCTGTCCAGCAAGTGCGGCTTCGGTGAAAATCATTACAAGTTCGATCAGGGAAGTATTGCTACAGCGACGCAGGTTATCAGCGAGAACAGCACCATGTTCCGGACGATCAAGAAGCATGAGATTTTGCTTGAACAGGCAATCACAGAGCTTTGCAGGACGTTGCTCCGCATGGGGAACAGGTACATGGAAGCTGGGCTGAATGAGGAAGTACAGATTTCCGTAGACTTTGACGATTCAATCATTGAGGACAAGCAGACGGACTTCCTACGCGACATGCAGCTTCTCAGCGCAGGCATTATGAATGACTGGGAGTTCCGCATGAAGTGGATGAACGAGGACGAGGCGACCGCAAAGGCGGCGTTGCCAAAGGCGCAGGACATTGTTAAAGAGCCGGAGAACGAGGTAGAGTGAGGTGATGGACGGTGAAAAAGTATCCGTTCTCACCTGCCATTTTAGACGCACTTCCAGAAGAACTTGCCGAACTATTCCGAGGCTTGGAAGATACGCTTCTCGATGAGATATGCAGTAGGCTTGCGCTGAATGATCAGCTGAACGAAGTGACTGTTCAGGCAATCAGAGCGCTTCGTTCGCATGGTATCGACACGAAGGAGATTGAGAAAGCAATCCGAAAGACCTCTGGAATTAGCGAGAAGAAGCTCAAGGATCTTTTCGACGATGTTATTGCAAGAAACCAGAAGTATTACACATCGGTTATCGACATGGCAGGGCTAACACAGCCTGATATTCTGGTGAACGCTGCGACAATCGAAGCTATCAGAACGCAGACGCTTGATGAATTTCATAACATCACACAGTCTATGGGATTTTTGGTGGACAAAGGCAGGACGATGCTTCCGCCCGCTCGTGCGTATCAGTGGGCGTTGGATTCTGCTGTTATGCAGATTCAGAGCGGGGCGATCAGCTACAATCAGGCAATTAAGTCGGCGATTCAACAGCTGGCGGGCGGCGGGTTAAAAGTTGTAAGCTACGAAAGCGGGCACGTCGACCACATCGACGTTGCTGTTCGGAGAGCTGTCATGACCGGCGTGAATCAGATCTGCGACCAGTACACGAACCAAAGCGCAGAATACCTAGAAACGCGATACTTTGAAGTGTCTGCGCACTCTGGGGCGCGTGACAAGCCAGGTGCTTCGCCGTGGTCGAGCCATAAGGACTGGCAAGGGAAAGTCTATTACCAGAGCGAAAGCGGCGAACCTGACCCGCTGGGGCTTTACGATGACCTTGTGGAAACGACCGGTTACGGATATGTTGACGGTCTGACAGGCGCAAACTGTAGGCATCACAAATACCCGTTTGTTCCAGGAGTTTCGGAGCGAACTTACACAGACGAACAGCTCGAGCATATCGACGATGGTCTTGGCTGCGAGTTTGACGGGAAGAAATACACTGCATATGAAGCAACGCAGATGCAGCGCCGCATAGAGCGTCAAATCCGCGCGCAGAAAAAGCTTAGAAACGCATACAAAGAAGCTGGGCTTTCCGAGGACGCGACCGCCGCGAACATAAAGCTTCGGCGGCTGAACGCAGAATATAGCAGGTTCAGCAAGGCGGCAGGATTGCCGGAGCAACCAGAAAGAACAAAAGTTTTCTATAAATAATTTACAGGTAAAACCCGCGAAGCACTGCGGTTTTTATACAATCTATCGCCGCGACGAACTGCGGACAAAGGAAAGGAAGATAGAAATGGCATTGACCAGAAAATTACTGAAAGGCATGGGGCTCACCGACGAACAGGTGGACACCATCATTGAAGCACATACCGATACCGTAGACGGCTTGAAGGCTGATGTCAGCAAGTACAAGTCTGATGCGGAGAAACTGCCCGACGTTCAAAAGCAGTTGGACGACCTCAAGGCGGCGGGCGATGGCGGATATAAGGAGAAGTACGAAAAGGAACACTCGGACTTCGAGGCTTATAAATCTGGCATCACAGAAAAGGAAAGCAAGGCGGCAAAGGAAAAGGCTGTTCGGGCTTACTTTGAAAGCAAAAATATCACAGGCGCAAATCTCGATCTTGCCATGCGCGGCTGCGGCGAGGAAATGACCGCATTGGAGATGGACGGGGAGAAAATCAAGGACACAAAGAGCCTCGATGCACTTATCGAAGGAACTTATAAAGGACTTGTATCCAAGCCTTCTGTTCGTGTGGACATGGGCGCACGTCTCAACGACGGCGGCAAGGCGATGACGAAAGACGAGATCATGCAAATCACTGACAGAGCGGAGCGGCGCGCTGCAATCGCCGCAAATATGGATTTGTTTAGAAAGGAAGATTAACTATGGCTGTTGATCCTAAGCTGATTAAAAAAGCTGATCTTGCGCGAGTTCGCGAGATCGAATTTACCGAAATGTTCGGCTATTCCATCAAGAAGCTGATGGAGGCTCTTGGCGTTACCCGCAAAATCGCAAAGCAGGCTGGCACTGTGCTCAAGAGCTACAAGGCTACCGGCACGCTGGAAGATGGTGCCGTGGCGGAAGGTGAAACCATTCCCCTGAGCAAGTACAAGACCGAGGCTGTGAACTATCAGGAGATCACGCTCAAGAAGTGGAGAAAGGCAACGTCTGCGGAGGCTATCACCGACCGCGGCTACGATCAGGCGGTGGAAATGACCACCGACGAAATGCTCAAGGACGTGCAGAAGGGCATCCGTAAGGACTTCTTTACGTTCCTCGCCGCCGGCACGGGGACGGCAACGGGCGCGACCTTCCAGGCGGCTCTTGCGCAGGCATGGGGGCAGCTCCAGGTGCTGTTCGAGGATGACGAGATCGGTGCGGTTTATTTCCTGAACCCTCTGGATGTGGCAGACTACCTCGCAACGGCGAACATTACCTTGCAGACCGCTTTCGGAATGACCTACGTGGAGAACTTCCTCGGTCTTGGCACTGTAATCTTCAATTCCAGTGTTCCGAAGGGTAAGATCTACGCTACGGCGAAGGACAACCTTGTTCTGTATTACATCCCCGTGAACGGCGCAGATCTTGGCGAAGTGTTTGACTTTACCACCGACGCAACCGGCTATATCGGCATCCATGAGGAGCCGGACTACACCAACATGACCGCCTCCGATACCGTTATCAATGGTATGGTGCTGTTCGCAGAGCGCATGGACGGCATCGTAGTCGGCACGATCTCGGCGGGGGGTTAAATGAACTGTTGAGAGCGCCTGCCTCTGAACCGCCCACGTTTTCCAGCATGACGAAAGCGCAGCTTCTCGATTATGCTGAGAAAAACGGGGTGGAAGGGGTCAACAGTTCCATGAAAAAGGCTGAAATTCTGGCTGTTCTGGAAGGGGTGGAGTGATGATCTACGCTGATTATGAATACTACTGCGATACTTACATGGGAACTGTAGACGCGGATAGTTTTTGCAGATTGGCGACACGCGCCAGTTCCTTCCTTGACTACTACACGCAAAACCGAGCAAAGGATTTTGCAGAGCTTGATGCTGTAAAAATGTGCTGCTGTGCCTTAGTCGACCAGTATATGCTGATCGACACGGCACAGGAGCTTGCCAGAAAGAATGTGTCCGCCGGGCTTGCATCTGACGAAGGAGAATTGCAGAGCGAGACTGTAGGCGGCTATTCCCGGACGCTTCGCAGCGGAGGCGATTCTTCCGTAGCTGCATTGAAAGCGGCTTCCGAGGCGAAGAACGCCCTTACAAGCGTAGCACGTGAATACCTAGCCCATACCGGGCTTCTTTACAGAGGCAGGTGTTTAGCATGTACGCCCCACACACTGTAACCATTTATAACGTCACGCAGGAGCAAGACCAGGATTTCAATGACACGCAGAAGCGCTATATCACGGTGATTCGCGGCGTAATGCTCCAAGCATCGAAAGCTGCCAACGTCCGCGCGAGCGGGCTTGAAGGCGCAGATGCGGTGAATCTGTACATTCCGTTTTCCTCGCCAGCTGTAGACGGCGTGACAGGCGCGGAGAAGCGCTATGTCGGACCGCAAGAGTTCTGGCGAGCAACTGATAAAAGCAAAATCTGGACGCTATCCACGGACGGTAACGGCGGCACTACCTTCTTTGTGAAAGGTGAAGTAGTCGAGCCGGACAAGACGGAAGAACAGATTGAAATGTTTTACGACGATGTGTACAAAGTGACAAAGGTGGACATGAAGGACTTCGGCAGCCCTTCTATGCAGCACTGGCAGGTCGGAGGCACATGATGCTGAAATTCAGTGTGAAAACCGACGGCTTTGACGAGCTTCAGGAGGCTATAGCACGGGCTTGCACAAAAGCCGAACACATTGTGGCAGTACATGTAGAAAAGGACACAAGCCCGTATGTGCCGTTCCTGACGGGCTCTCTCGACCAGAGAACACAGGTGGACGGTAATGCGATCATCTATCCGGGACCGTATGCAAGATTTCTGTATTACGGAAAAGTCATGGTTGACCCGGAGACTGGCAGCACATACGCGCCAAAGGGCGGGACGAAGGTTCTGACAGACAAAAATCTTGTGTTCACGACATCCGGACACGCGCAGGCACAATCACACTGGTTCGAGGCTTCAAAGGCTGAGAATCTTGACAAATGGATTCGAGTTGCAGATAAGGCGGTGAAAAATGGGCTCTGAAAAAGAAAAAAAGCTTGTTTCTTCCGAGGAAGAACAGGACATATCCAGAAAAATGATGGTCTGGGTAAACTCGTTTTCGGATGACGATCTCCCGGCTGCAACCATCAATTATGAGTTCCTCGCCGCTGATTCCGCAAGCGTGGCTCTGTCTGTGATTCAAGGTGCGTACATCACAAAAAGGTACTTGCTCGGCGGGCATGAGGCAGAATACCAGTTCAAGATCATAGCCCGTATCAAGCCGGGCGGGAGTAACGACAAGCGTCTGAAAGCTGATGCGGTACTGAACCGCTTCGGGGATTGGGCGATGCAGAATTATCCGTCTCTTGGAGATGGCGTTCGTGTCCGTCGCATGGAAGCGGTCAGCCGCGCGGCGGTATTCGCCGTGTATCAGGACGGATGGGAAGACCATCAAATCTTAATGAAGATGAAATATGAGGTGATTTAACTATGGCAGATATGACCTTTAACACCGTTGCTGGGCAGCCTGTAGACAGAGAACTTTTGATTCTTTTTGTGAATACGGGCACTGATTCCGCCGCCGTGTGGTCGCCGCTTGGGACGCGCGTCACGGATTCCAGCATGGAATACGACTGGCAGAAGGATTCCAACAAGGACATCCTCGGCACGACCAGAACCACGATGAAAAAGCCCATCATTACGCAGGACTTTGAACCGTGCGAACTCGATGCCGGAGATGTTGCGCTTACGCATGTCTGGAACCTCGCCGTGAAGGAACAGAACGCGGCGGCTCTGGCGAATCAGGACATTCTTATTGTGCATCATTACGCAGGCACGAAGAAAACGGCTGTTTTCGCGGAGAGATACAAGGGCGCCGCAATCGAGGCGACAGGTCTTGGCGGCGAAGGCGGCGGCTTCGTAGGTATGCCGCTTACGGTAACGCCGGGCGGCGAGAGAATCACCGGCACTGCGGCGGTTGGCTCCAACGGAGAAATTACGTTTACGCCGGACGCGGCATAAGGAGGGACGATAGATGGCGGACATCAAGATTGCAACTGGCGTTGAAAAAATCAACATCAACGACAAAGTAACGCTCGAGTTCAACCCGACAGACGCAGAAATTGTAGAGAAAATTTTTGACGTGTTCAACGGGTTGGAAGATCGTCAGCGGAAATATCAGGCAGAAGTGGAAAAGAACGCGAACAAAAAAGAAATCTTTGAGATTGCGCGTCGGGAAAGCAACGAAATGCGCGATACGATCGACAGCCTTTTCGGGGTTCCGCTTTGCACGCCTCTTTTCGGCTCTATGAACGTCCTCGCACTGGCTGACGGTTTGCCTGTATGGAGCAATCTGATGCTCGGCATCATCGACCAGATCGACACTACCTTTGCGAGAGAACAGAAGGCTACGAACCCGAGAATCAAGAAATATATGGAAAGATGGAAAAAGTAATCTGGTCTTTACCGACATCGGTCAACGTAAACGGAACAGAATACGAAATCCGGTCTGACTATCGGGCGGTGTTGGATATCCTCACCGCCCTTGTTGATAGCGAGCTGGACGAGCAGGACAAGGCGGAGGCATCGTTGAGAATCTTCTATCCCGACTTTGAGGAAATGCCAGCCAGCGACTATCAGGAAGCTCTGAACCAGTGTTTCCGGTTTATAGACCGTGGGGAAGAACGCAAAGAAAAGAAGCGAGAACCCGTGCTGATGTCATGGGAGCAGGACTTCGACATGATTATTGCCCCCGTGAACAGAATCGCTGGGTGCGAGGTTCGGGCGCTTGAGTATCTGCACTGGTGGTCGTTCCTGTCTTTCTATCAGGAGATTGGAGACTGCCTGTTTGCTCAAGTGGTTCGCATTCGGGACAAAAAGGCACACGGGAAGCCTCTGGACAAGCAGGAGCGGGAGTTCTACCGAAAGAACAGGGATATAATCGATTTGAAAGTTACATACACAGAGGCAGAGAAAGACGTTCTCGCCGCATGGGGCATTTCAAAATAAGGTGGTGAGAAAATGGCAGATGGAAGAATCGTTGTTCAAGCGGAGGTCGACGCAAAAAACGCGCAGAAGGAGCTTGATAAGCTGACGGCGAAAATCGACAAGATGGAAGCCGAACTGAAAAAAAGCACTGGAGAGCAAAGTGGGCTGAAATCTCAGCTTGACGCAGCGAAAGAATCTGCAAAACAGGCAGAAAATGCGCTGAAATCGTTGCGAGCGGAATCCGAGCGGCTTCGGCAGATCACGTCCGGCGAGGTGTCCGCGTCTCCGGATGCTTATATCACAGCATACGGGCGGCAGACGGAAGTTGCATCGCAAATCAAAGAGCAGGAAGCAATCCTAAAAGAGCAGGACAAGATTGTTGAGAGTTTGGACGGAAAGTATGCAAAAATCACGGACAAAGTGATCGCGCAGACTTCTGCTTTGGACGCTGCAAAGCAAAAAGCCGGAGAACTCACGGAGCAAATCACAAGCGCAAGCGGCGCGACAGAGCGAATGGAGACCGCAGCGAAGAAGGTTTCCGACAGCATGAACACGTTCAGCAAGCGTGTTTCCGGGCTTTTTAAGCGCGTTCTCGTGTTCTCTCTGATTACTCGAGCGCTGCAAAGTCTTAGAACATGGCTTGGAAAAACTATTATGAAGAACGACGAAGCACGCGCAGCTGTGGCGCGGCTCAAGGCGGCGCTTCTGACACTCGCGCAGCCGATTCTTCAAGTCGTGATTCCTGTTTTTGTGAAGCTTGTGAACATTCTGACACAGGTTGTTACAGCTATCGCGAAGTTCTTCGGTATGCTGTCCGGGAAAAGCTGGTCTTCGCAGAAATCAGCCGCACAAGGATTGAATGAAGAACAGAAAGCGTTGGAAGGCGTCGGCTCTGCAGCGGAGGACGCAAGCAAGAGCATGGCAAGCTTTGACGAGATCAACCAGCTAACCGATAATTCCGCTTCTGCGGCAGGTGGTGGTGCTGGCGGCGCGGCATCAACGGAGATCGCGCCGGACTTTTCGAATCTCGACATGGCAGAGGACAAACTCCACGACATTCTAGGCTTGGTAGGCGCTATCGCCGCCGGGCTTCTGGCATGGAAAATCGCGAGTTTATTCACGAACGACCTGAGCAAAATTTGGGGCATCGCCCTTGCTGTTGCCGGTGCGTTTGCGCTTGTATATTTCTGGCTGGATGCTTGGAATAACGGAATCGATTTGCAAAACTTCCTCGGGATGCTGGCAGGTCTTGCCGCACTTGCAGTTGGACTTGCAATCGCTTTCGGACCAATCGCGGCAGGAATTGCATTAGTTGTAGGCGGTCTTGCCATGCTGGTTGTCGGTATCAAAGACGTTATCGAAAACGGCTTTAATTTGGTGAATACGCTTACGATCATCGCAGGGCTGCTTGCCGCCGGTATCGGTATTTCACTTCTGACTGGTAGCTGGATTCCACTTCTGATTGCAGGTTTCCTTGCCGCGCTGGTTGCGCTTGTGTCCTTCACCGGGCATGGAGAAGAACTGATTCAAGGCTTAAAAAATATTATAGACGGGTTCGGGAAGTTCTTCAAGGGCGTATTCACCGGAGACATGAAGCTTGCTGTGGAAGGCATTAAGCAGATCTGGGAAGGAATGAAGCAGACGTGGAACGCGATTGTAAACTCTATCAAAGATGCGTGGAACATGTTTATCGCATGGCTGCAATCAAGGAGCCCGCTGCTCGCATCAATATTTCAAACATATGGGAAATTTGTCTCAGATGTATACAAAAACATCAAGGACATCTTGAAGGGTGTCATTGACTTCATTGTTGGCGTATTTACCGGAGACTGGACAAAGGCATGGGAAGGTGTCACCGAGATATTCAAGGATATCTGGAACAACATTGTTGCCATCATCGAGGCGGCAATCAACTTTATTATCGACGGTATCAACCTTCTAATTTCTGCTTTGAATACCATTCACTTTGAGATTCCGGACTGGGTTCCCATCATCGGTGGAAAGTCCTTCGGCATCAGCATTCCGCTTGTCAGTCAGGTTGAGCTTCCGAGACTGGCAGAAGGCGCGGTCATCCCGCCGAACCGGGAGTTTATGGCGGTGCTGGGCGACCAGAAGAGCGGAACGAACATCGAAACGCCGCTTGAGACAATGGTGCAGGCATTCAAACAGGCTATGAACGAATCCGGCGGACGTTCGCAGACGATCATCTTGCAGCTCAACGGCAGAGAGTTTGCACGGGCTGTCTATAAGGCGAACAACGAAGAGACGCAGCGTGTAGGCGTAAGGCTGGCGGGGGTGAAGGCATGACGAGTGTTTTGACCCTCGACGGCACGGCGTATCCGAACTTGCATGTAACCAGTCTGAAACGCTCTTTCGCGGTTCTGGATGGCGATAATGCGGGGCGCGTGATGACCGGCGCGATGGTGCGCGACATCATCGGCACGTTTTACAACTACAGTGTAGAGCTTGACCCGGTTGGAACTGACCCGGCAGAATATGACAGGTTCTATGAAGCAATCTCCGCGCCTGTCGACAGCCATTCCCTCACCGTTCCGTATGCACAAGGGACATTGACCTTCGAGGCGTATGTGGCAAACGGAGACGATGAGCTTTTGACGGCTTACGGGCAGAAGAACGAATGGGGAAACCTTACATTTAATTTTGTTGCGATGAAGCCGAAGAGGACGCCGCTATGAGTGTAAAAGTTGTGTATGAAGACGTTGCGGTTGGTTCTGCGGCGGCTGCGAGTGTGACAGCAAGTGAGGCTATGGGTATCTCAAAAACCTCGCTGCTGCCCTTCGGGGCGTTCGAGGGACCAGTAGCAACGACGGAACAGAATCAATGGGTGCTGAACGGCACGCGAAAGCTCAAGCCAAAATCTGAGCCGGTTGGCTTCTGGTCCACGACTCGGAGCGGGGACGACTGCACGTTTACGACCCCACCGACGATCACAATCACGCTGGACGGACAGTTTACTTCCCTCGGCATCTATTTCAAGTTCGACGGCGAAACGGGGGATTATTGCAGCGACCTGAATATCACGTGGTACAACGGGACAACGCAGCTGGCTACACAGCAGTTCTTCCCGAACAGCGGAAATTACTTCTGTGAGAAAACTGTGGAACTGTATAACAAAATCAAGATTCAGTTCAACAAAACGAATCTGCCAAACCAACCGATCAAGGTATCCCTTATCCTTTTCGGCATTGTTCGAGAGTTCGAGCGGCAGGAGCTTCGGAGCGTTGAGGCGACCGAAGAACTGAACATCATATCCGACGAGCTGGCGATTAACACGCTGGATTTCACGCTGGACAGCATGGAAGATATTGATTTTATTTTCCAAGAGAAGCAGCCCGTTTATGCGTACAACGGAAAGACGAAAATCGGCACGTTTTACATCGACGAATCTACCCGCGTAAGCAAAAACGTATACAACGTTTCCTGCATTGACGCTTTGGGAATTTTGGACGAAGACCCATTCCCGGCTGTTGTTTATTCCAACGCCAATGCGAAAACGGTTTTAGAAAGCATCCTCGGCGGGTATTTCGTCTTGGAGCTTTCGGAGGAACTACAGACCGAGAAACTGACAGGATACATTCCTGATTGCACGCGAAGGGAAGCTTTGCAGCAGGTGGCGTTTGCGCTTCGAGCTGTGGTGGACACCAGCGGAACAGGAAACGTGAAGGTATGGAGACTGTCTGAGGAAACACCGACGGAGATTCCTATGAACCGGCTCTACGTCGGCGGAGAGGTCAGCCAGTCTGCCATCGTGACAGAGGTAAGAGTTACCGCGCACACGTACAGCACGTCCGGAAGCGGAAGCGATACGATTGAAGCCGGCGGGAAAAAGTATTTCCACACGACGGCGGTCACGGTAAAACAGAACCCGAACATTACGGCATCCACGAAGCCAAACGTCATCGAGGTCAAAGACGCGACGCTTGTCAACTCCACGAATGTTGCAGCGGTGACACAGCACGTCTTTGACTATTATATGCGGCGGCAGACGCACAGCGTTCAGATCGTCATGGACGAGGAGCTTCCCGGTGACTATGTAGACACCACAACTCCGTGGGATGACCACATTACCGGGACGATAACAAGCATGACCATCAAACTGAGCGGCATCGCGGCGGCTGAGTGCGACATCGTCGGAACGGGGGCTTCTGCATGAGAATTATGAAAACCTTAATCACCGACCGGACACAGGCAGACGCTTCCTATGCTGAGAAGCTTTACAAGAAGCTGTGGAGCGACTTCACGGAACAGGAAAAGGCAGACTTTGAAGCTGGCTTGAAAGGCTCTTACAAAGCGTCTGACCTGAACCGCGTCGGCACGGCGCTTATCACCATCCGTGATCGGCTAAGAACGCACTGTATCGACGTTCCGGCAGAAGTGCGGGAAGATTACGGTTCTGACGAAGTGCTCGACAAAGACGTTATGGACGCTTATATCGAATCCGCGAACGCCGTATACGACGCAGTTGTCAATCCTGCCCCGCGCCCTCCGGCAAAGATCAACGACCTAGACTGGGAAGGCGCGAACAACATTGAAAAGACGATCATCGCTGTAGATGACGTGTTGGAGAGCCGGGAGGTCGGCTGGATTTATGCCGACGCGGAACTATACGCAGGAGACATGGGGGGATAACATGAAAGACCGAACTCCAAAATTTCCGGGGCGGGTAAATCTCAAGCCCGTTGCCGGACAGACAGATACTTACGACATGACGCGTGCCGACGACCCGGACGATACCGGCACGCCGTTCAATACACGCACAATGCTTCAGGACTCCACGGGGCGCTTTCTCCGGCTTCCGGTGTCTAATCCCTTCGTGGACGACGCATTGCGGCATATGCCGGACAGGATAGAACCCATTGGGACGGTGAAGACCTCTCCGGCGCTGAGTCTGGGCGACGCGTGGCTCCCGTGCGACGGCTCTCAGGTGACGTTTGCGGAATATCCGACGCTGTGCCAGATTCTACGAAATACGGTCGGAGAAGTCACATGGGACGGGATAACAGTCGGAACGGCTCCGAACTTTCAAGAAATGTCACGGGTCGTGAAGTTCAATGGCAAGTTTTACGTTGCTGGCTGCTATTACACTAAGAACTCCGGAAGCGCACAATATGTGTACACATTAAGCGTTGCGGCATCGGAACAGGCAACAGGACCATACACGGTTGTACACACAGAAACGGTATCTGTTTCTGAGTCGTTACCTAGCAGCGGAGCGCACAGTGGAGGCGCACCTGTCCAAATGGTGGCTTCAGATGATCTTTTGGTAGCCGTTTTTGATACAAGGGGCGATTACCAATTTCACAACACTATTTCATCAATAAGTAAGATTCAAGTGCTATCTTCAAAGGATGGAATCGCGTGGACAAGAAAAACGGCGTCATATACTGGTTGGCAGTCAAACATAGCAGATTGGCGCCCCAATATCAAAGGATTGGCTACAGACGGAACGTACTGGGCATTTCCGACAGCACGTTACATTTTTTATACGGACGACCCTCAGAATGCAACAGAGTGGACGGCAAAACTGATCTTCCAATATCCTTTCGCATGTGTTAGCAGACTGAGCCATGTGAATGGACAGTGGCTCGCAGTTGTCGGAAGCTCTGCTTCCAACCAAAAATTGAAAGCTGCTGTGTGGGCTTCTACGGTGCCTATTGGTTCGTGGACAAGTAAAGGCTTAGTCGGTGCTACGGAATCGCTCAACCAAAATGCTACATCTGTCGTTTATTATTCAGGAAGATACTGGGTTGCAGTAGACGGCGGAACGGGTGTGATGAGTTCCAGCAACCTTACGGATTGGGTATCAGAGGGGACAGCCGGGATACATTCGATAGACAACGTAAATTCCGCTCTGCTTGCAACAGAAAGACTTCTTGCACTTGGTGGAACAAACATCAAATTAGAGACAACCAGCGACCCAAGTTTAGGATGGAACATTGCCGCGCTTCCTGCTGGCGCTTACGCACATGATTTATCGGCAGATGGGGATACCGTTTTGGCATCCGGAGGGGGACTGATCTCATACCACGACTACTCGACGGATGTACGTCTGCTGCCAACGATTTCCCTGTCGGACGACACGACGACGTTTATCAAGGCGAAGAACGAGCTGGATGTTTTTGAAGCACAGGCTGGGGGTGATTAAGTGTTTCAGAAAATCGCGAACGCTTTATCGGTGGAAGTTGAGGGAACTGACCTGACGAAAGCGACGAAGATTGAGTTCTATGTGAGACAGGGGTGTTCCTTCTTCCAGTACGAACCTACAGTAGTCGACGAAACGCACCTGCTTGTAAAAATCCCGTATGCAGACGCAATGCGGTTGCAAGCAAGCACAGTAAGGCTACAGCTTGCCTTAACGGATGGCGACGGAAACCCGATGGCGGCTGAAATCGTGCAGACGGACGCAAAAAAGTTCTTGAAGGAGGCTGGCTATGATTAAAATGACGCTTTCCCAGCCGGAGATCAAGATGAAGATCGCCCCGGCGAAGGTGGTTTACACGGGAGACAGCAAGCCGTATGAGGGCGAGTACGATGTGACGCCGAAGACTTACGAACCGGTGGTGCTGCCGACCAGAAACCGGCTTTTGTCCCGCGACGTAAACGTCGCAAAAATCCCGCAGTATGAAGTATCCAACGCCGCAGGTGGGCTGACGCTCATCATGGGCGACGAGTATATGAACAGTTAGGAGTGAGCATATGGCAAACAAGTATGTAAACAAACTGATCGTCGGCACGGAGGTAAAGCTCGATCTGTCGGGCGACACCATTGTCGCGAGTGATCTCAAAAAGGGGGTCACCGCGCACGACAAGTCCGGCGCGCCGATCACCGGCACGAACGAGTTTGACGTCAACTCGCAGGACGCGGACGCTGCGGTTGCGGAGGTTCTGAAGGGCAAGACATTCTACGCGCGCGGCTCGAAGCTGACCGGCACCATGCCGGACAACGGCGCAAAGACGCTCGAGATTGCCGATGCGGAAGACGAGCCGACAATTGCAATGGGCTTCCACGACGGCTCCGGCAAGTCGCGCATCAAGCCCACAGAGAAGGCAAAGCTTATCCCCGGCAATATCAAAGCCGGCGTGTCCCTTCTCGGCGTGGTGGGCAGCTACGGCGGCGAGGCGGTCAAGGCACATGCAAACAATAACG